AGCTGCTGGTACAGACGAATTACTTGCAGCTAACAAGCTGAAAAAGGGTGATTTCGGAAACATTACTACAACTTCAGCAGGTGATCACTCGATCCCAGTTGCAGCACGTTTACCAGGAGCAACTGCTCTACCAACAGCCTACGTATCACCAGCAATGTTGATAGCACGTATGGGTCGTTTGTTAGACCAAAACCAAGTAGATACTGCAGGTAGATGGCTTGTAATTGATCCTGTGTTTATGGAAGTTCTTCGTGATGAAGATTCTCGCCTATTTAATGCAGACTTCGGTGAATCAGGTGGACTACGTAACGGTTTAGTCTTGAATAATTTCCACGGTTTCCGTGTATATACTTCAAGTAACTTACCATCAGTAGGTACTGGTGCAGGTACAACAGGTACAGCTAACCAAAATACTAACTACGGTGCTATCGTAGCTGGTCATGACTCAGCTGTAGCAACTGCAGAGCAAATCAACAAAACAGAAACATATCGTGATCCAGATTCATTCGCTGACATCTGCCGTGGTATGCATCTATATGGACGCAAGATCTTACGTCCAGAAGCGTTGATCACAGCTAAATATAACTTAGCATAAAATAAACAAGTACAGGGAGTCCCAATTATGGGGCTCTCTATCTATTTAAAAACATTAAAAGAGGATTCACATTATGGCTTTTATCGCTGATACCGTGTTTGATAATGGACTCTCAACAGTAGATACTAACGGTACTCGTTTAGATATTTGCTCAAGTGAGCCTACTACCTATACTGCGGCAACTTCAACAAATACACTAGGTAATGCTACTGTAAACACAGGTGCTCCAACTAACGGTGCGACTGATGGTAGACGTGTAATTATTCCTGCAATTACTGCAGGTACTGTAACAGGCACTGGAACTGCAGCGTTCTGGGCACTAACAAATGGTTCAAATACTTTGTATGCTACGGGTTCTTTGAGTGCTTCTCAAGCTGTTACTACTGGTAACACATTCTCATTGGATGCAGTTTCTATAACAATCCGTGATGCTTAATAGGCGTTACAAAATATGGCTGATCATAACTTAAGAGCAAGCGGTTACGCTGTCTATGGTACTTCTGTCTTCGGACAGGAACAGTACGGTGGACATGTACGCTCTGAGGTTGAGGTCAGCCAACCTTCTTTAGGTGTTGTACTTAGTGCAGATAATATTAGCACTACAAGTGAAGTTACTTCTAGTGATTTAGATCAGACACATGTACTATTAAGAGTAAATGTAGAATCTACATCAAGTATAACTAACCCTGATGTTGATGAACTAAACATACTAGATGCTACTGACGTATCATCTGCCACTACACTTACAATACCTAGCACAGGTCAGTTACATAACCTAGAAGCTACTTCAGTAGAGACTAACACTAGTGTAACATCCCCTTCTGTTGATCAGGTACATACATTAAACGCTACTGACGTTACAGCAGGTACTGAAACATCAAGTCCTGAGTTAGATCAAGTACATATCTTAACACACTCAGGTGCAACAGGTAATACTGAAACATCAAGTCCTGATATAGATCAAGCACATGTTCTACAACATACAGCTTTAGAAAGTAATACTGAAACAGCTTCTCCTTCTGTTGCACAAGATCAAAACCTATCTGCTAATAGTACATCTTCTAATACGGAAGTAAGTAGTCCTGCAGTAAGTGAATCTCATGAACTTACAGCTACTAGTGTTGAAACTAATTCAGAAGTAAGCTCACCTGATGCTGATGAAGATAATGAGTTTGATGCTAATGATATTAATACTACAGGCGAAGTAACTTCTACTAGTATAAACCAAGTACATGTTGTAACTTCTGTACTAACGGAAGCAGATGCTGAAACAAGTCAAACTAGTATAACACAGTTACATGTAATTGATGCAAGTGACACAGAAGTAAACACTACTACATCTACAGTAGGACTTAATCAGCTACAGGTACTAGAACCTATTGATGTTACATCAGGTGTATCTCAAGTTAATAACCCTGATGTAGACGAACTCAATATACTAGATGCTACTGACGTATCATCTTTAACTAATATAGTTATACCTTTAATTTCTCAAGAACATACACTATCTGTAACACAGATAAACAGTTCATCTGAAGTAAACACACCAGTAATGGTTGTTAAAGTAAATCTAAACGCAAATGATCTTGATTCAAACACTACATTATCTCAGCCTGACCTAGATCAGGCACAATCATTAAGTTCTGTAAGTATCAGTACTTCTACATTAGTATCTGAAACGACTATAGAGCAAGTACACATTGTAGCTGCAATAGATGATGAGTCAGACTCAGAAGTAACTACTAATGATTTAAACCAAAAACATATACTATCTAATAATGAAGTTGATACTGATACTGAAGTAAGTAGTAATAATATTACTCAGTTACATAACTTCTTAAGCGTTAATATTGAGAGTAATTCTAGCATAATTAATCCTGATGTGGATGAGTTAAACATATTAGATGCTGAAGATGTTAGATCTCTTACTACCCTTACAATACCTTATATAAATCAGTTACAGACTTTAAATGCTAACAGCATAGAAACTAGCTCAGAAGTTACAGCACCTAGTGCCGTTGCCAATGTTGTATACTTAGCAGACTTTATTGAGTCTTCATCAGAGGTTACTACTCCTGATGTTGATGAACTTAATATACTAGATGCTATTGACATTGATGCAAATACTGCTACAATACCTAATCCAGTAGTAGGTCAATTACATAATATATCTGGCATAGATGCAGAAGTAGACTCTGAGACTACATCAACTACGATAAATCAGTTACATAACTTTATTTCTACTGATGTTGTTTCAAGCTCTTCTGTTATAGAGCCTAATTTTTCAGAACTAAATGGTTTAGATGCTACAGATGTAGAAACTAATTCAGAATCAAATGTAGTAAGTATAAATCAAAATCAAACTCTTACTGCAAATAATCTTAACTCTTCTACATCTACTACTTCACCTAATATGGTTAGCTTTAATAACCTTATTGCGGAAGATACGGAAACAAACTTTAATCTAACAGTACCTCAACTAGAGCAAATACACCTATTAGGTGCAACAACAAGCCCAGTGACTACATCACAAGTGTCCAACAATGTAGGTATGGTACAATTAACACCTATAGATCAAGATACTAGGTTTACAATAAACATACCTTCAGAAAATAAAGTAGTAACAGTAGCTCTTCAAAATTACAGTAATAACGTATTAGTACTTCATGAGAATAGAAACTTGTTAATACTAGCGGATAGGATTGCAGCATAATGAAATGGCCTTTCAAAGACCCCGACGAAATATTAGATTACTCAGTAGATTGGTCAAGATTTTTAGACACACATTCTATAGAGGCTGTAAACTGGTCAATTAAAAATGCTGATGGTACTAAGACAGCAGTGTCTTCAGGTGAAACAGTAGATGGTCTTACTCTATATCAACAGACTAATACACCTACGGTAGCTACAGCTAGGTTTGGTGCAGGTACATCTAACAAAACATACAAGATAACATGTGCAGTTACATTTAATACTTCGTTAGTATCAGAACGTGTTATTCAGCTACCAATTAAGGAACGATAGTCATGGCGTATAACTACTTAGAATTAGTTAATGATTTAAATCGTAGGGTTAATGAAACTGAACTTAGTTCTAGTAACTTTGCAGCTGCAACAGGTTTCTATAATACAGCTAAAGATGCTATAAACTCTTCTATTAGGTTATTAAATCAAGAGCAGTTTCAATGGCCTTTTAATTACCTAGAGCAAGAAGATATATTAACTGCAGGTGACATGAGGTACGATATACCTTACAATTCTAAGACAGTAGATTATAGTACATTTAGAATAAAACGTAATTCTACCTTTGATAACGCAACAATCGCACTAAAGAAAATGAATTATAATGACTATCTTTCTAAGCATGTAGATAGTGAGTATAATGAAGACGAGAGTATGCGTAATATACCTACACATATAATAAGAGCTCCGGGTAATCAATACATAGTATATCCTTCACCTGACAAAAACTATGAACTTATATACGAAATGTATTCTCTTCCAGTTGATCTTATACTACACTCAGATGTACCTTCTGCACCAGAAGCATATCGTCATATAATAGTTGATGGTGCAATGTATTATGTTCAGACGTTTCGTAACGATAATCAATCGGCGCAGCTAAGCCTTCAAAAGTTTACTGACGGTGTTAAAAATATGAAAGCTATATACATAAATAAATTTGATTACCTATACGATACGAGGGTACACTTTTAATGGCTACAGGTTGGCAAGCATTTCCTCTTGAGTTAAAGGGAGGTCTAATAAGTAACATGTCAAGGTTACAGCAGGGCCTTAAGGCTTCGGGTTCTGCTAGAAGATTGATAAACTTTGAGCCTTCTGTTAAGGGTGGGTATAGGCGTATTAATGGTTTTAATAAGTACACTAGTAGTTACATTCCAACATACGGCTCTCCTGTAGTACAAGGAAGTTCTCAGTCAGGTACATCTCTTGTTATAGCTAATATTTTTGTAAGTATTACAAGCGGTTCTACTTTTCAGATAGCAGGAGTGTCAGGTACATATACTGTATCAAGTAGTTCTTTTAGTTCTATTAATAAAGAAGCTACATTAAATGTTACACCTTCTTTAGCTAGCTCGCCAGCAGACAAAGCATCTATCACGTTTAGTAACAATACAACTAAAACAGAAGGATTACATTTTTTCGTAGATACAGCTAACAATGTTAGTACTACTTTAGCTTATAGAGATGGTAATTTATATTCTTCTACAGGTTCTGTGTTTACTAATCAGACTATCCCTAACTACGGTTCTACCAATGTAAAAACTTCAGGTCAATCGGGTACTGCTTTAATAGTACAAGGATTTACATCTGATACAGATGTTGCTAGAGTAGGAGATACGTTTACTATAGCAGGTGTTGAAAAAGTTTATACAGTTTTATCAGCTCCTTCTATTAGCTCTGGTCATGGAACTATTAGTATATACCCTGCTTTGGCTTCTAGTCCAGCTGATACAGCAACAATAACATTTACTAGTCGATCTATGGCAGGTGGTACTAAAGCTAGGTTTATAAATTTTAACTATGATGGTACAGAACGTACAGTAATGGTTGATAGCACTAATTATCCTATTACATGGGGAACTAATGAAGGTCTTAAAATATTAGATAGCTCTTCAAGTATATTAGGTTCTGAAGTAGTAGCATCTTTTAAGGATCATCTATTTTTTGGTAAAGGTTCTAACTTAGTATTTTCTGCACCTTTTCTACAAAATGATTTTACTCCTGCTAATGGTGCAGGTTCTGTTAGATTACCTTCACGTATCACAGGTCTAATAACATTCCGTGATAAACTAATTATATTTACTAACTCAAGCATACATCAGCTTACAGGTACTACCTCTGCAACATTTCAATTAGCAGAAATATCAGAAGACTTAGGTTGTTCAGAACCTGATACTATCCAAGAAGTTGGTGGTGATATTATGTTTTTAGCTCGTGATGGTTTAAGATTTCTAGGTGCTACTGCTCGTATTGGTGACTTTAACTTATCATTAGCATCTCGTAATATACAAGATAATATAACGGAGTTTTCATCTTCTTACGCAGATGTAGTATCATTGGTAGTTAGGGGTAAATCCCAGTATCGTATCATGGGATTTGCATCAGGACAAGTAGATGCTGTAGCTGAAGGTTATATAGGTACACAATTTGCTGATCAAGATGCTGCTAGTTTTTCATGGTCACAGACTGAAGGTATTAAGGCATATCGTACAGCTTCTGGTATCTCAGGTACTTCTGAAACAACTTTGTTTGTAGGTGAAACTGGTTATATTTACAGGCTAGAAACAGGTAATACATTTGATGGCTCTGCGATATCGGCAAGTTTTTTTACCCCATTCATGTCTATTAATGACCCTAAAGTAAGAAAGACTTTATTTAAAGCTACTACATATTATGACCCAGAAGGTAACGTAGATGGTAATTTAACTTTTAAGTACGACTTCCAAAGACCTAATGTAATACAACCTTTATCAGGAGGTGGTGAGGTTGCTATATTTGGTAGTGCAATATTTGGAGATGTTAGCTACGGGGGTGATCCAGAAACAGTTATTGAAACTAATACAACAGGTTCATTTTTTACAGTTTCATTACAATATGAGTTTACAACAGTAAACAATCCACCTTTTATAGTAGACACTGTTTTACTTGAATACTCTAACAACGATAGGAAATAGAAATGGGTACAGGTTATACACGTAACGACTCAACAAACAATATAGCAAACGGTAACGTAATTAATGCTTCTGATTTAGATGGTGAGTTTGACGCAATACAAACAGCTTTTAGTACCTCTGGTCACACACATGATGGTACTGCCGCAGAAGGTGGTGTTATTACTGTAGTAGGGCCAGCCCAAGAGTTTCTAGGTGATGGTACAGCTTGGTATCCTAAAACTGATGCTACTTATGACTTAGGTAAATCAACAGCCTCTTTTGATGTAGCATTTATAGAATCAATTAACTTGGGTGGTACAGCAATAACTGCCTCAGCAACTGAAATAAACTATATAGATGGTGTCACATCTAACATACAGACACAACTGGGTACTAAGCTACCACTAGCTGGCGGCACTATGACAGGCAATTTGTTATTGGGTGACAACGACAAAGCCATATTCGGCGCTGGGTCTGACCTACAGATTTACCATGATGGTTCTGATAATAGCTCCTACATAAAAGAGAGTGGTTCAGGTAATCTAAAAATACTTGGAGCTGGAATTATCCTAAAGGATGACTCTGACACAAATGTGTTTATAAATTGTACTGCGTCAACAGGACAAGTTAACCTTAGATATGGGGGCGATGAAAAGTTAAAAACCCTCAACACAGGCATTGACGTAACAGGTAACGTAACTGTATCAGGTACAGTAGACGGACGTGACGTAGCTACTGATGGCACAAAGCTAGATGGCATTGAGGATAACGCTAAGAATGACCAAACAATTACCGCTGGTTCTGGATTATCAGGCGGTGGTACTGGTGATGTATCATTAAGCCATGCTGATACAAGTAGTGTGAGTAATAGTGACAATAGTGGAAATACATTTATCCAAGATATTACCTTTGATACATATGGGCATGTTCAATCAGTAGGAACAGGCACTGTATCTGTAGGGAATGGCACATTAACAGTACAAGGTACTGGTGCACTTGGTGGCAGTGGTACATTCACAGCTAACCAAAGTGGTAATGCTACTATAAGTATTAGCCATGATGACACATCATCTCAAGCATCTGTAAACGGATCAGGCAGAACATATATTCAAGACGTAACACTTGATACTTATGGGCATGTAACAGGGTTAGCTACAGCTACAGAAACTGTTACAGATACAACATACTCTGTTGGTGACGGTGGTTTAACACAGAAGAACTTCACCACTACACTAAAGACTAAACTAGATGGTATAGCGTCTGGTGCACAAGTAAACGTACCCACAAACTTAGGTAGTGGTACGTCAACGACAGATGTTACTATAGTTTCAAGTTCAGGTTCTGGCACAACAGTTCCTGGTGCTACAACTTCAGCTGCAGGTGTTATCTCTGCCGCTGATAAATCTAAGTTAGACGGTATAGCTACGAGTGCTAACAACTATTCACACCCTAACCATACAGGCGAAGTTACAGGTTCTTCTTCTTTAACTATAGCTGACAACGTAGTCGATGAAGCTAATCTTAAAGTTTCTAATAGTCCTACTAATGGTTACGTTTTATCCGCAGAGTCAGGTAATACTGGCGGTTTAACTTGGGTAGAAGCAGGTGGAGCAGGAGCAGTTGGTGGTGGAAGCGATGAAGTATTTTTTGAAAATGGTCAAAATGTTACTGCTAACTACACAATAACTAATGGAAAAAATGCAATGAGTGCTGGACCAATAACAATTAACAGCGGCGTTACTGTAACAGTAGGCGCTGGCGAAACATGGACGGTAATATAAATGAGTACAATTAAAGCAAATAATATTGAAGAGGCAACTTCTGGTGGTGCTACTTATTTTCTTAATAGAGCTTGGGTAAACTTTAACGGAAGTGGTACAGTATCTATTAGAGATGATGGAAACGTAAGTAGCCTTACTGATATGGGAACGGCACGTTATAAGACAAATTGGTCAACAGCATTTGCAAACACAAATTATTGTGTCACTGGTCAGGGAAGGGATACCGTAGGTGGTTCAGCCCTACCTTACACACTATCAGGGGCAAGTGTAGTAGCGGGTTCATCTGTAGTGAATACAGGGTTTGTTGATTGTAGGGCGGTTACTACATCTGATGCTTTGCGTGACTCTGATATAATCATGTTACTTGGGATAAATTAATGGCAGACTATCGTGTTATATATGAAGACCCTGATTGCCCAGAACAAGCCGCTATGGTTCTTGTCCCTAGTGATAACTGGTTAGATGATGCAATGGCAGGGAAACTACCACCTATATCTGTTTATTGGGAATTACAGGACGACGAACAAAAAGCTATTGATGAAGGTAAGCACGATAGTTTTAAACATGACCTTAGCAAGTGGGAAAAGCAATTCACTGCACCAAGAATAGGCAAGCTTACCGAAGAAGAAGCTATGGAATATTTAGTTATGAAAGACATACCAAGACGAGTATGGTCTGTAGAATATAATAGACCTATGTTTAAGATCGTTAAAACAGAACAAGTTCCTAGTGATAGGCAGTTTAGAGATGCATGGGAGATGGCACAATGAGTACAATAAAAGTAGATACCATACAAGATGCAGGTGGTGTTGAGCAATTTACAATTAAAGCTTGGTGCAACTGGCAAAATGAAACTAATATAACTATTCGTGGCAGTGGCGGTGTCTCCAGCATAACTGACTTAAGTACAGGTAAAACTGTATTAACTCTCAATAACGCCGCCGGCGATGTTTACTACCACGTAAATTTCAGTGGTTCGGAGACTGACACTGACGGCGCACAAATGTTTATGTGTCAAGCACTTACCACTACTACTCAAGAATATCAGTGTGATAATGGGGGTGGTTCACCTGATAATTTAAATAACAACATGGCAACAGTGGGGTATTAAATATGGCAAGTATAATAAGAGGTAATGATAACTTTGACAGTGGAGTTGTAGGTAGTACAACTTATGGTGCTGTTGGTACTTATGCATTACTATACTATGAAACACTTGGTACAAATGCCCCTGGGACAACTGCCTCTGGTAGCTACCTTTACCCTTCTAATACTTACAACTACTACCTCAACAAACCTACATATAGTGGCTCTGGACGTCCTTCAGGTACTTGGAGATTAATGGGTCAAACAGGTTATTACAACAATACAACTGTTTTAGCACGAATAGACTTTATGAACTCAGTTTGGGTAAGGATTAGTTAAATGAGTATAACAATAACAGAAGTGCGTAACGCACAATCACTTAACACAGAAAACACTATGTTTGATGTAGAGATTAACCACCCAGAATTTGGTTGGATACCTTACACACTAAACCCTGATGATACAGATATGACTGTAGACAACAGCGTATTACTTGGGCTTATTGGCTCAGACTTCGGGGCGTATGTAGCACCTACTCAAGCAGAGCTAGATGCAGAACTAGCAGCAATTCTAAGAGTTCAACGTGATCAGAAGTTGGCAGAAGAAGTAGACCCTATAGTAACTAATCCTCTACGCTGGGCTGAACTAACAGATGCTAAACAAGCAGAGTGGACACAGTATCGAACTGACTTGTTAAACATGCCAGGCCAAGCAGGTTTCCCGAATACAGTAACATGGCCTAATAAACCAACATAAGGATAAAAGAAATGTCTACATTTATAAAGATTGGCGCATCAACTTATGACAGCGCAGATTATGAAATACCAGCAGAACGTACATTCCGTGAAGGTTGGGAAACAAACTCAGGTACAGGTATTATATCTGTAAACATAAATAAAGCTAAAGATATTTGGCGTGATAAAATACGTCAAGCTAGAGTAGAACCTTTAGCGGCTTTAGACACAGCATATATGAAAGCTCTTGAAACAAGTGCTGACACTACACAGATTATTGCTGATAAACAAGCATTGCGTGATGCTCCCTCATTGTCGTCCATAAACGAAGCAACAACAGTTGAGCAATTAGTAGCAATACAGCCTATTCCAAATGTGGTTATTGAGTAATGACGGAAAGTTGGCATCTTTCTAAGTCAGTACCAGTTAGCTTAATAATAGCTATAGTACTGCAAACTATATCACTGGTATGGTATGTGTCTTCATTAGACTCAGCCGTCAAAAATAATGCCCGTGATCTGGTTCGTCAAGAAACTAGAATTGGTACGATAGAAAAAACAGTACAAATGCAAGCTGTCTCTTTAGGTCGTATCGATGAAAACATTAAAGCTATTCGTAACCTAGTAGAAAGAATGGCAGAACAAGAAAAGAAATGAAACTCTTACTTATACTATTTACCTTACTAATCGGTAGTATTGCACATGCCGATGATGATGTTATAAAGACTGACACTAATAGTACTATAACTTCCAATGGGTCTATGGATACTACAATTAATAGCCCACCACCATCAGCTATATCCCCACAGATAAGTGCAAGTAACTCTGACTTATGTACTGTAGGTGTAGCAGGGGCGGTACAGACACAAATACTGGGTATCTCAGCAGGTCGTACAGTACGTGACATGAACTGTGAAAAGCTCAAGAATGCTAAGACTATGTATGACATGGGCATGAAGGTAGCCGCAGTATCCGTAATGTGTCAAGACGAAAGAGTGTTTGATGCTATGATGAATGCAGGTACACCATGTCCTAAAGATGGATTAGTTGGTGATCAAGCTAGA